GTCTTAGGTGCTGGAACCCCACCCATCGGATCGTCAGCAATCAATCTGTTGCTCTTGAGGTAGGCAAAAAACATTCTGGCATACCGATAATACATCGCCTGAGTGTTGCCGTTGCTGCTGCGGGCCTTGATCCACTTACGGATTGCGGCTGGCTCAATGTCATTGGCAAAGCCGCGAAAGGCGGCAGGGAAAGCGCGCTGAAAAATCTCCAGCTTCTGCCGGTGGCTTTTGCTTTGCGGGTCGGCTTCGTTAACAAACATCCGCACGGCAGCCGCCACGGTCAGTCCGCTTTTGTCTGCCGAGAGCGAGTCCGCGCCCTTGGCATTAACTTGAGCGGTCAGCTTGGCCCCCTCCACCCAGGCCAATTCCTCCGTTGGAAAAAACTTTCTGATACGCTTTCCATGCGCGTGGAAATCACACACCCAAGGGCTATCGGCTCGGGTGGCGTCCTTCCGCACTCGAAATCGCACGGGGTTATTGTTGCGAGAAAATGCCATAAGTGCCATTAACCTTCTCCATGCTTGCAACTTTGGCAAATTAAAAGCCGCGACAAGCAAAGACACTTGAGCGGCGTAAGTGTTTGAGCGTGCGCGGCTTTTACAGAGAAAAATGGCGGAAGGGGTGGGATTCGAACCCACGGTTGGTTTAACCCAACGCTCGATTTCGAGGTGAGAGCCCTATGCTGTGGCTTAACGCTTTACAAAAGCTGTGCCAACGATTGCCACTATTTGCATGAAATAGGTATGACAAGCCCTTTGACATAGCCCGCCGCACTGTGGCGAAGAAACTCACCCGTCGTCCGCAGTTGCTCGTTGTAGTCTCCGATCTCCATTGCGGTTCCACCACTGGCTTGATGCCACCCGATTCGGAGAACATGGCCGGCAACACGATCGGCTTCGGCAAGAACCTCCACCAAGCCTGGCTATGGGCCAACTGGAAAAAGGCACAGGCCGAGGTTGCCAAGATTGCGGGCAATGATCCCCTCGCCCTGCTCATTAACGGCGATGCCACCGAGGGCATCCACCACAAAAGCCCCGAGGTTGTCGCCTCTCTCATAGAAAACCATGTGGCAATGGCGGCAGAAGCCCTGCGCCCGTTCTCTCAGCGGGCCGTGGAGACGTTGGTGGTCAAAGGCACTGAGTGCCACACCCATGACATTGAAAGCTACCTTGCCCGGCTGCTCGGCGCACGCGACGGCCTCGCCCGCGAGAAATGGCTTTTCCGTATCCACGGCTGCCTAGTTGATGCCACGCACCATATAGGCGTTACCTCCCGCGCCTACCTTGAGGCCACGGCCATGAGTATTGCAATGGGCAACGCTAGGCTCAACAGCCTCCGCGCCGGCCACGAAGCCGCCAGCGTTTTTCTCCGCGCCCACCGTCACTGCGGCGGCTGGTTCAGCGATGGCGCTTCGATGCTCTGCATTACAGGCGGCTGGCAGTTCCTAACCCGCCACGCGCACAAGGTCGTGCCTGACGCCATCCCTCGGCCCTCCATCATGCTCCTTGATTGGCGAGGAAAGCCCGAGGGCTCCCTGCCCCAAGTCCACAATTTGCATTTCAACCCGCCCGCGCCCGAGGTTGCCGTGCTGTGAAAAAGAAAGTCACCGCCGAGGAGCTTGCCGCTTCTGCCTGGACCGCCGCCCTTTCGCAGATCACCACCCCAGTAGATATCGTGCCTCCCAGCTGGCAGACCATTCAGCAAATTTCGGACAAGACTAAGGTTCCCACGCCAACGCTTCAGCAAAAGCTCAATCGCCTTGTGGCCTCTGGCCAAGCCGAGCGCAAAAAATTCAGCATTCGCCTGGCTAAAAACACGCGGCCTGTTCCGCACTACCGCCTCAAATAGTATGGCAAAGGCCGCCAGCACCCCGCGTAAGCGCAGGAAAGGGCCGCCCTCGATGCGCTTTAAGTTCGACGGAGAGTGGTGGACCGTCCGAGTTCAGCGCCCGCCGAGCAAAGAACTGTGCGAGGGCATGGCCCACTACAAAAAGCGCACGGTCTTTCTTCACCCTGCCGCCCTCAAAGGCAACTTGCTCGGCATCTGCGCCCACGAGCTCGCGCACGTTACCATGCCTTGCGTGGCCGAGGAGAACGTGCGTGATCACGAACGCTTGGTGTCTGTCGTGGTTCGGTGGGCGGCTAGTCTCAACGATGGCAAGGTGACCATTGGCCAGCACAGGCGGGACAAATGACGTTCTGGCCCCTGCTTGCCTGCACTGGCCTATATGTTCTGACGGCGGTCGGCTTTCTCCGCGACGGCAACGGTCCAATGGCTGTGGCGTTTGGCGGCTATGCGCTGGCAAATGTCGGCTTTCTTTGGCTGACTTGGCGGTAACGCCATCAATGTGCATACAAATCGCGGTTTTTTCGACACGTCCGCGCAACGTGTTCATGCCGTCGACATACAAAGTGGCAAATAGATCAAGCCACGCTTGAGCTACGGCGCAAAACCTATGCCATCCGCTCGGCCAGATACGCCTTAAAGCGCGCCAACTCGCTCGCAGCCAGATCATCCTTCCGCCCCGGGCTAACAGTTCGGTGGTCGGTAACGTCGGCAAGCGTGAGCCTGTATTTCCTCATAATCGGCACAAGATACTCGGCCATGCTGGCCATCTCGTCCTGGCCCAACTCCCGCCGGTTCGTGTCGCCCTCAAAGGCTGCACCAATGCTCCATGAATTAAGGTCTTTCTTGCCGCGCCATGACGAAACGCCAGCGTGCCAGGTGCGCTCATCAGGATCAGCCAGCACCGTGCGCTTGCCGTCCTTGGCCACGATGGCATGGTAACTGACGCGGCTGATCGGGTCCATGCACCATGCCACGCTGCCCGCATAGCTCCCTGCGGTGTGGTGCAGGACTACGGCCTGCGGCTTGATGCGGCGACCAGCCGAGACATTCGGCGTGTTAAGCTGCTTTTCTTTGAACCTTGCCGCGCTTGGCGACTTCGGCTTGGACGCCGCCACCTTCGGCATGGTGGGCGGCTCGCTTGTCGAGTTGGACTTTGACGAGGAGAAGGAGTTCTGCGAGGTCGGCAGTCGGCCAGCGTTTGATGGCTTGCGCCAGAGTTTTTGGAACCATAAAAGGATCTTCACTTCTTAAGTCCGGGCTCTAGCGGCTTTTCCAGTTGCAGGAAAAACTCTTTCGTATCGAAGCGGTATCCACCGCCGAGCTTGATGCCCGCGCAGCCGGTCAGGCAAAGCGCGGCCAGCGCCAAGATGACGGCGCGCACTTACTTCTTCTCCCGGCGGAAGACTTCAAACACGCCGACCAAGGCCATGACGGCAGCGGCGATAGCGGAAAACTGCTCGGGGTCGATAGCCAGACCGACGGCAGACGCGAGGGCCAACAGGCCGGAGTAAGTCGACTTCTCTTTGAGTCGTGAAACGAGGTAGTCCATAGGACCCCGCTCGGATGTCAAAGGCGTCATAGCCGCGTCGTGGTCAGCACCCCATCGTCGTCCACCGACAGCGCGAACTCTGCCCCGGTGGCTGTCCGCAGGGTCACGCTGGTCACGCCATTGGCCAAGACAGCCGACGCTCCTTGTGGCCCTGGCGCGCCGATCTCAAGGACGCTCGCCTGGCTAACCTCTAGAACGAGGGTGGCCGTGGACGCCTCGATGACGAGTTCAGCCGCCATGACGTTACCTTGTGACGTTGCGGCTAATCGTGCAGACGCCTTGCAAAAGCCTTGTGACAATGCCCGAGCCGCTCACCAGTTCCAAATCGTAGACCCCTCGGCCAGAGGTCAGGGCGGCTGTGTCGGTGGCCGAGATGGTCAGCGTGATCGTGCCTGCCGTGCCGCCCAGGGCAATGCGACCATTCGCCGTGGTCAGTTCAACTACGGTGCTTGCAGACTCTAGCGTGCTGCGGACTTGCATCCTTGCGGTGTAGCCCGTGAGGTTAATTGCTACGCCCTGGTCTTTGTAGACCATAGACTCCGAGAAAGTCGCACCCTGCTCAATCAGAATGTCGTATGTCGTGGCGGCCATAGGTCACTTCTTCCGCTGAAAGTCCCGCCACACGCTCATCAAGGTCACGACGCCGATGGCCAGACCAAGAACTAGCCCGCCGATGCGGAGATAAAGCTCAAACTGCGACAAAAAAGAAACGGCCACACTGCCCCCGGTGGCGAGTGTGCCGATTACTCCGCGCTCAACGGTGGAGAGATGTTGATCCAAGACGCTCACGGCATTGCTTCTAATGTTGCCCACGCTGCGAGCAGGCCATCCCGCAATTCAACGGGCAGGGCTTCGCTTGAGTAGACTACGCTGCGTAATCCGGCGGCAGCGTGCGCGGTTACGGCTGCGGACAGTTTGGCGCGGGTGTTGGTGGCGTTGCCTTCCTCATCCATCTCGCCCGCAAAGCCGTCCGGTTCCAAGAAGACCTGGCCGACACTTTCGCCTTCGACGAGTTGCGCTTGCAGCCACGCGAGAAGGGTTTGCGCGGTTGTGGCAAGATCGCCGTCGAGCGGGATGCTGGTGGTCGTTGCGTATGCTCCCGCGTTGGAGTAGCGAGTTAGCTGGTTGTTGGAGAGGAGGAGTTTCATGGGTCAGAGCGGATTCAAAATGCCATCAACCGAAAAATACCGAATTAGCATATCAACAGCGGAATTTGTTCTTGTCCCAAGGTTATCGGGCCTTGACCATACTTGCGGCTGTCGACTGTCGTTGTTGGTCGTTGTTAAACTAACCTCTGACGATTCGCCTGTGCTGTTTTCTGCGGTCCCATAGACCGTGTAAGGCGTGTTGGTCGTGCCATCAATTCGCAGCTTGAGCACAATCTCTTGACGGGAACCAACAACTGGCCCCGCCTTGCCCGTGTTGGTCATGACCACTTGACTTGCGTTGGTTGAGCCAATCGCCAGAACGTAGTTGTTACTGGTATGCGGCCCAAGGTTGCGATAAACCGCGCTGCCGTTGGTCACCAGCGAGCCGATGAGGTCAGTCCATGTAGGTGCTGTTGCTCCGTTTGTCCCTCCCGTGTTAACTGACCAGACTACGTTGCTAACGGCGATGCGATCATTCAGGGCTACAACCCCATTGCTTGTCCAAACATTGGTTGGCTGCGGCACAAAATATATACCATAGGCATCTTGTTGCCACATTTGGGTGTTAGTTCGATGGCCCATAACAAAGGCAATGGCGGGGACGGAAATAGTGTCCCCTTTACGCATCCGAACGCGCATGGTCAATGCACCGCCATCGCTGAACCTGTATATACCCGTTGTTCCCAGTGTGGTGTCACTGCCCAAGCGAAGCGCGGCTCCAGAGTGATTTGTTCCAACTGTTTGCGAAGAATAAAAATATTGCCCCCCGCCAAGTCCACCCGAAGCCCCACCATAACCTCCTATGGCTCCAGACCCAATAAGCGACCACTCGCCCAAGCCCTCCAAACCGAACCAGTAGGTGGTCTGCATCCTGTTGCGCGGATTGGCAAACTCTTGGCCGACGAAATCCCGCGTCATCAAGCTCGCCCCGCTCGCGGCATTGGTCGCTCCGGGCATGGTGTTGTTGACGCCGCTTAATGCAGTGTCGCCGGTCACTGCCAGGGTTCCGCTGGCCGTGACGTTGGAAAAGGTGACCGCGTTGGTTGCGCCGAGTTCTAAATTGGTGCGCGCCGTCGCTGCGGAAAAGGCGGTGTTGGCAGAGCCAGACCAGCCATAAAAAGCTGGCACTGAAGTCGAGACGTTCGTGCCGTAAATCTCAAAAAGTCCGCCCGAGTTGCGCCCCGCAAAGCCGGTGCTGCTGCCAGAGCCAAAAATGCCTATGTTAATGTTGCTGAACGTGGGCGAGTTTGTTGCGCCGAGGCCGAGGTTGGCGCGGGTGGTCGAGGCTCCATTCGTGTTGCCGCCGCTGAAAGAATAAGAACCAACGTGTAAAATAAGGCCATTAGTTTTTAACTCCAATTCAGTGCTTCCTGCGCGCTTGAATGCGAGATCTATCCCAGAAGTTATAGCCGTTAAATTCATTCCTCCTATTGCTAAACTTCCATTTGCGCTAAGTGACAAATTGCTGAAGGTAACACTGTCGCTTCCACCGAGGCCCAAGTTGGTGCGCGTGGTCGCCCGGGCGTTGGTGGCAAAACCAACCGAGTTGGTGAAGCTCACGTTCGTTGCCGCGACGATGTTGCCGTTGGTTGTGTTATAGCCCAGCGACTTGATCGTTTGCCCTGCGGCGGGTGCGGCAGCCAGGGCGGCGGCGAGGAGGATTAGAAGGCGAAGTTTCATTTGGGCTTTCGTTATTTGGTCGCTGTCAAAATTCCATCGTTGTCGATTGTCACTGTCCAAAGGCTTGAGTCCGCCGAAAGGAGCTTGAACGAGGCGGCAGCGGTCACGGTCGGCACACCTTCGCCGCCCCTGATCACATCGTTGAAAACAGTCGCACTTGTCGGCAGCGTGGAGGAGGTCGTGCCGCTTTCGGTCCATTCAATTTCCACTTTCGCGGTGATGCTGTCCTCGGTGTCTAGCGGGAATTCGGCATTGAGGTTGGTGGTGTTAAGGTTGAGGTCGAACTGGTAAACCGTGGTTGAGCCTGTGCCTGTTTTTGTGAATCCCGCGTCATTGGCGAGAAATGAGCCAGCAAAAGTCTTTTTGAGCCCCATTGCGCCTGTTGCTCCAGCGGCCAGCTCAACCACCGTCCCGCCGCGCACAAACTGGACTTGCACCGGCACGATGTCGCGGCGGGTAAAAAAGAGCGTGCTTACCCGCTGCAACAAAACAGGAGAAACAACGAACTCGCGGGAATCGAGGTTGACGTAAACGCGCATGGCCTTGCCCTGTCGGTTGTGTCAAAGCCCTATCGGCTCGCAATTTCCCAAGAGAATGGTAGGTCAAACGCCCCCAACCGCTCCTCGTCGGGGTTGTCGGGGTCGTATTCGTGCGATGGTAGATTGAGAATGGCCGCTGAAGTGTGGCCATGACACGGCGTAAAGCCGTGGAACAACCCTGACGGGATGATCAAAAGCTGCGGGTGGTCGGCGGCAAGGATGATCGTCTCGCCCCGCATGGCCTCGGCGTCCCAGATCCCGACTTTGGCCGCGCCGGCCACGCAATACCAACGGTCCATTTGGACGCGGTGGCGATGCCAGGCTTTGACCACGCCCGCCGCCGCCGTGGTGATGTAGGCTTGTCCATAGCCATGCGCGTCATCGCTTGCGCGGTGGATCTCGGTTAGGCGTCCGCGCTCATCGAGGTGGGCGGTTAGTGGGCGCAGTTGGGCTAACATGGCATCCACGGTTGCTGGCGTTGCCGAAGGTGGCCTCGGTATTCGCCTTCGGTTTCATGGTAAGCCCGGTGGTGGATCACCTCGCCCTTGGCATCACGCTTTACATGGTCGGCGGCAGTGTGAGGGATGGCGGCAATGCGTAGGCCGGCGGGATGCCATCTGTGCCAGCACAGGAAAAGGTCTTGAGTCCCCTGCCCCGCATAGCCTTCAAAGGTCGCCAAGGCCAAGGCTCGCGCCGACATAAGCGTGCAACCGAGGCCGCACCAATCGCTCGGCACAATGGCCCCACGGCCAATGCCAGGGTAGGCGAAGTCCATCCAGCCCCTGCGCCTCCAGCCATGCTTGCCGCTCACCTCAAACACGTTGCCGTCTGGCGGGCATTTGCGGACCCGCTCGGCCAGCCGCCCGAGCCGCTTGCCTTCCTTTTCCCCGATTACTTTGTCCTGGCAGTCTTTCAGCCGGGCGCGGCAAGCCTCT